ATACACTCACCGATTTACTCAACAATCTTTAATCACAACCCACACACAAACAACACCAAAATGAAAGACCTAACTGACGAAATCTATGCTCTTATTCTTCAAGAATACAAAGAATTAGGGTATGAACTATTTGATGAACTGTTCTTAACACAGTTTACATATGTTGGAGGATATCAGTAATATGCAAAATAAGCACATCGAACATCCCGAAGATTCTATTCTCACTGGTGATTTAAGTGCCCTTGATTGTCTATGTAATGAGGGTAATCTGTCCGTGAAAATGGATGGTGCTCCGGCAATCGTATGGGGAAAGAATCCTGTTACGGGTAATTTCTTCGTGGGTACTAAATCAGTTTTTAACAAAGTAAAGATCAAAATTAATGAATCGCATCAGGATATTGATACTAATCATACGGGCAACGTTGCTAAGATTCTTCATAAGTGCTATGACTATCTTCCACTAACTGACGGCATTTTTCAGGGAGATTTTATTGGTTTTGGTGGCACTGATGAATACACACCGAATACAATCACTTACAAGTTCGATGATATTGTAGAGCAGGAGATTATCATTGCCCCTCATACTTACTACACAGCAGAGAAAGATTTAAGGGATGCAATCGCACACCCTATGAACTTCATTATCACCGACACATTCTATTGTAAGTTTGTGAAACCTGTAGCAACGATTGCGTCTGGTTATTATGATGATGGACTGAAGAGATTCCATGACTTAGACGACGTAATCCAGTTTGCTAAGGTAATGTCACAGAACGTAGAGTTTGTATCAGATAAGGAAGCAAAATTACTCAAGCAAGAACTTAACTCCCGTATCCGTGAGAATCGTTCTGTGGAATCTTCGTCCTTTATTAATCACAAACTGATCAGTTTCTGGTTGTTAGTTAAGTCCATTAAAGAGGACGCAATATATCTTTGCCGTAATAATGGACCTAAGGCATATATTGAACAAACTCCAATCGATGGTGAAGGTTATGTTTACTCTAATGAGTTTGGTATATTTAAGTTGGTTAATCGTGAACAGTTTAGTTATGCTAACTTCAACAACACTAAATTTTCCGTAGTATGACTTACATTAAGGAAGTTATAAAACTCATGAAATCTAATGGATTCGAGTTACACAGAACAAAACGTCATTTAGTTTGGAGGCATTACACAGGAGTGATGATTAACACGTCAAAGACACCATCCGGATGTAATGCGATTAATCAAGTCAAAAGGGAAGTACGTCGCAGACTAACAGTTAACACCGTTCGTTCGTGAATCAGCAGTGGGGGGTGATTGCCCCCCTTATATAAAAACCCCCCACTACTTTAAGCTATAAACGACCCAAAGACCGTTCATGATATCATGATAACGAAAAAAAATTTTTTCATATATAAAAAATGGCAATAGGATTTAAAGATATGCAAAAAAATTCCGCAGAAAATTTTACGACTATAGAGATCGACCCAGTAAGTGGGGAGCATCTTATTACGATACCTGAATGGGTATGTGATGAGAAGGGATGGTATGAGGGAACAGAAGTAAATATCGAGGTAGAGAATAACTGTATTATTATCAAGGATATTGACAGAGTATAGATAGAGTGTTATGATATTGAAGTAGTTCATTTACAGTTATGGCTAAAGGATTTACAGTAAAAGCAAAAACCCCCAAAGCATCTGAGAGTACATCAGAATGGGACTATGCGAAAGCAAAGGAAATGGTAAAGGGCAAATCTATTGTTTTTTGTCTACCTGGTAGAGGAGTTTCTTATACGTATCTCAAAAACTTTGTACAACTTTGTTTTGATTTAGTACAAGCCGGAGCAAGTATCCAGATTTCGCAAGATTATTCATCGATGGTAAATTTTGCAAGATGCAAATGTTTAGGTGCGAATGTATTGCGAGGACCGGATCAAATTCCATGGGACGGCAAATTAAAATATGATTGGCAATTATGGATTGATAGTGATATTATATTTTCATCTGAGAAATTCTGGCAATTAGTTTTAATGGATCAAGATATTGCGAGTGGATGGTATATGACAGAAGATGGTAAGACAACAAGTGTTGCACATTGGATGGAGGAGGATGATTTCCGCAATAATGGTGGAGTAATGAATCATGAGACTGGGGAGAGTATATCAAAGCGTCGTAAACCATTTACTGTAGATTATGCAGGATTTGGGTGGTTACTTATTAAGCACGGAATATTTGAGCATTCTGATATGAAGTATCCATGGTTTGCACCTAAGATGCAAGTATTTGAGAGTGGAGAAGTGCAGGATATGTGTGGAGAGGATGTAAGTTTCTGTCTCGACGCTATCGAAGCAGGATTTCAGATTTGGTGTGATCCACGTATCAGAGTAGGACACGAGAAGACAAGAGTAATCTGATGGATTTGACAGAATATACAATTCTCCATAAAGGGAAAGTAATGTATGAGAACTTAACGGAGGAGGAATATTTTGATAAGATGGAGGATCTTTCGATAGAGTATTATCAGAAAGGTTTTCCAAGACCACAGGATATAGAAACAAAAATGTAAGAGATTATTATGGCAGTACGTTCAAGAGTTGGATTAAGTGGTGGAGATTTTGTAGAGGGAAAACCGAAGAAATCTCGTCAAGGGAATGGTAAGCACACGAAGTATGCCGCGACTTCTCGCAATAAAAAGAGTAAGATGTATCGTGGACAAGGACGGGGATAATGGCACGTTGGATACATAAAAAAGGTAAATCAAAACCCGATAAACGTTGTAAAAATGTTTTGACTCCTAAAAAATGTTCCAAACCTAAGAAGAAAAAATGAGTTGGGTGAATTTATAAAGGGCGTCTGGGTATCGATTTAACCGATACCTGGACGTATTTTTCATTTTAAGAACTATATAATAAAAATAAATATAATAAATTAGGAGTAACGTGATGGCAATTGATAGAAGTGTGAAATATATGGAAGAAATGTGGGGAACAACAAGTTTGACCACAGATTATTGGTCATTACCAAAAGAAACAAATGATCCAAAAGAAAGAGTGATCCAAGAAATTATGCACGATGATTTAAAGCAAGGGCAAAAAAATCTTCAGGAATAGTATAAATAAAATTAAGAAAACTCTTTAACAATGGCAATTCAGAGGATATCACGGGCATTTAAGGACATTAGTTTGTCTTTTGAGCCTCATCCTGTGACAAAAGACCTTCCCATTTTAAAAAATGAGAACGCAATTCGTCGTTCTGTAAGAAATATAGTAGAAACTATACCAACAGAGAGATTTTTTAACTCTTTGTTGGGTTCTGATGTAAGAAGAAGTCTATTTGAATTCGTTGATTTTGGTACAGCTTCTGTAATTAGTGATCAAATTGAAATTGCAATTAATAATTTTGAAGATAGAGTCGAAAATTTGATCGTTCAAGTAGATCCAATAGCAGACGAAAACACATTTAATGTAACAGTTATATTTGATATTATTGGTCAAGAGTTTCCGACACAAGAATATTCATTCCTCTTAGAGGCAACCAGATAAAATGCCTTTTACAAAATATACAAATCTAGATTTTGATCAGATAAAAACTTCTATCAAAGATTATCTCCGTGCCAACTCTACATTCACAGACTTTGACTTTGAGGGATCAAACTTTTCAGTTTTAATTGATACGTTAGCATATAATACTTACATTACTGCATTCAATTCGAATATGGTTGTGAATGAATCCTTTTTGGATTCGGCAACTCTTCGAAAGAATGTAGTTTCTCTTGCCGGTAATATTGGATATGTACCTCGTTCTAGAACCGCATCTACGGCACAAATATCATTTAACGTAACAACTAATAGAAACACTCCTACACTCACCCTGAAGGCAGGTATAGTGTGCGTAGGGAGCACTAATGATACTACATATACGTTTGCCATACCAGAAGACATTACGGCAAACGTAGTGAGTGGTACAGCTTCTTTCAGTAATGTTAATGTTTATCAAGGAATATTCTTAACCAAACAATTTCAATATGATGGTTCTTTGGACCAAAGATTTATTTTAAACAATTCTTTTGTTGATACATCAACACTTAAGGTATATATTAAAAAAACACAACAATCCGGACTTGGTGTTGAATATTTTCTTTCAGAAAATATTTTTGAGGTGGATAAAAACTCTAGAATTTTCTTCATTAATGAAGTTCAAGATGAAAAATATGAATTAAGATTTGGTGACGGACTGATTGGTAAAAAACTTGGTGATGCAGTTGATTCTGATGGGACGATAATTACTGCCAACTATATTATTACTGATGGAAGAAATGGAAATGGATCTTCTAGTTTTTCATTCTCTGGAACATTGGAAGATGCATCTAAAGATATCATTGATCCAGGAACTGTTACGATTACTACTAATCAATCCTCAATTAATGGTGGAGATATCGAACCTATAGATTCGATTAAATATTATGCTCCAAGATTATATTCGTCTCAGTATAGAGCAGTTACATCAAGAGATTATGAAACCATCATCAAAAAAATATATCCAAATACAGAGTCCGTATCTGTAGTTGGTGGTGAGGAAATGGATCCACCACAATTTGGTAATGTTCAGATCAGTATTAAACCAAAAAATGGAACATTTGTTTCAGATTTTAATAAAACACAAATTTTATCAAAGTTAAAACAATTTACAGTATCTGGAATAAATCAGAAGATAACTGATCTTAAAATGTTATATGTCGAACTTGATAGTTCTGTTTATTATAATTATTCTCAAGTATCGAGTGTAGATACATTAAAAACTTCTGTCATAGATTCTCTTCAAAAATATTCAGAATCTTTAGATTTAAATAAATTTGGAGGTAGAGTTAGATATAGTAAACTACAACAAGTTATCGATAATACAGATACTGCAATTACATCAAATATTACAAGAATTATTATTCGTAGAGATTTAAAACCTGTACTTAATAAGTTTGCACAATATGAATTATGTTATGGGAATCAATTCCATGCAAATTCTAAAGGATTTAATATAAAATCTACTGGATTTAAAATTTCAGGTGAAGCAGATACAGTTTATATTACAGATGTTCCTAATGCCGACTTAAAATCAGGAAATTTATCAATTGTAAAACAAGTATCTGATGAAACTAGAGTAATTATAAAATCTGCGGGAACAGTTGATTATGTAAAAGGTAAAATAATTTTAGGAACTATTAATATTACATCAACTTCATTAAGTAATGGATTAATTGAAATACAGGCATTTCCAGAATCTAATGATGTTGTTGGACTAAGAAATTTATATATCTCATTAAACATTTCTAAAAGTGCAATAAATATTGTCAGGGACGTAATTGCTTCTGGGGATGAAATATCTGGGACCAGATTTGTTTCTGACTTCTATACATCAAGTTATTCAAACGGAAATTTAGTAAGAAAGTAATATGATACAAACTGGATTTGAATTTAAAATTAAAGTACAGGATTTAATTGACCATCAACTTCCAGAATTTATTTTGGAAGAAAGTCCAAATGCAGTAGAATTCTTAAAGCAATATTATATTTCCCAAGAATATCAAGGTGGTCCTATTGATATTAGTGATAATTTAGATCAATATTTAAAGTTAGATAATTTAACACCGGAAGTTATTGTAGATAGTACAACAACTAGTAATACTATATCATCCACTGATACTATAATTAATGTTTCTAACACAAAAGGATTTCCTAATCAATATGGACTTCTTAAAATTGATAATGAAGTCATTACATATACTGGAATTACTACCAATAGTTTTACTGGTTGTGTGCGTGGATTCAGTGGAGTAACTGATTATCATCAAGATTTAAATCGTGGAGAACTTGTTTTTTCCACATCAACAGCAGCAGAGCATTCTAATAGTTCATCTGTTCAAAATTTAAGTTCTTTATTTTTAAAAGATTTTTATAAAAAATTAAAATCTACCTTCACACCAGGATTAGAAAATATTAAATTTGTAGATGAAATAGATGTAGGAAATTTTATACGAAGAGCAAAAGATTTTTATGCCTCTAAAGGAACAGATGAAGCACTAAGAATTCTTTTTAAAGTTATTTTTGGAGAAACTCCTTCCATTATAAATTTGGAAGATTATTTAATTAAACCATCTTCTGCAAACTATGTAAGAAGAGAAGTTGCAATAGTAGAATTGATGTCAGGTGAACCTTCAAAAATAGTTGGGCAAACTCTCATAAAAACTACCGATGAGAATACAACTGCCTCAATATCGGCCATAGAACCATTTTCAAGAAAAGGTAAAANATTCTATAAGATTGAATTTTATATTGGAAATAGTGAAAATTCNTCATCAGTTGTAGGAAATTTTGAAATAACACCAAATACAAAGTTAATTGAAAGTGCATCTATAGGGGATTCTATTTTAACAGTAGATTCAACTCTCAGTTTTCCACAATCCGGAACATTAGTTTCTGGAACTAATAACATTTCTTATACTGGAAAAAGTGTCAATCAATTTTTTGGATGTAGTGGTATTACTGATACTATAACTACAACATCAAATATTAGATCTAATGATACTTATTATTCATATGAAGATGGTGATACTTCTAAGAAAGTTGAATTTATATTACTTGGAGTAATACAAGATTTAATTGAAGAGAGTAAAGATTTTAAAGTAGATGAGAATGATATAATTAGAATTAAAAATCTTGGAGACAAGATTAAAAATAATAATTTAAATTGGAAAGAAATTTTTGCAAATTCTTTTATCTACAATACTAGTACAAGATATGAAATTGTAGATAATGGAAGTGTAAAATTAGGATC